AAGGCCGCGTTGCATTAGGCGGAAATCGGATTGGAAAAAGTGACCAGGGGGCCTATGAATGCGTCTTAGCCATTACGGGCAAGCATCCGTTTCGGCATTATCCCGCCAAAGGCAAGGGCTGGATCATTGGTCTGGACTACAATATGGTCCGGGACGTGAACCTGCCGAAATTCAATAAGTTTCTACCCCGCAATTATAACATTTCGAGCGATTTTAAGAAAGCCGACAACATCTGGGAGATCAAGGGAGAGGGCCGGGAATGGATTGTTCAGTTTAAATCCTCAGATTCCGGACGGGCCAAGTTTCAAGGCGATGAGATTGACTGGGCCTGGTTCGATGAGGAACCGCAGAAAATCGACGTATTCAGTGAAACCATGATGCGTCTAGTGGACCGCGCAGGGAACTGGTGGATGACGGCCACGCCCATCAACGGAACCGCCTGGCTTAAAAAATTATCAGAAAGCACCGACACCTTTACGACCTTCGGCTCGATGTGGGATAACCCCTATCTGCCCGAAGAAGAAATTGAAAAAGCCAAACAACGATGCGAGTCCGAAGATGAAATCCTCGTGCGTATCGAAGGGATGTACCTGACGTTTGGGGGTAAGCCCGTGTTCAATATTCGCGCGCTTAATCGCATGTTGGAAGGACTTAAAAACGATCTTCCCACCTCAGAACTGATTTTCTATGAAGCCGCTTAAAACCCGGCTGCCGGGTCCGAGCGATACCTACAACACCCAAATCGTTACGATTTACGCCCATCCGGAAGCCGATACGAAATACAGCATTGGTTTAGACGCCGCCACCGGATGCGGCGGGGACTATACCTATATCCCCGTCTGGAGTCATCGCATCCCCTTCGAGCAGGTCGCCTGGCTGAGAAGCCGAACGATTACGACGGTTCAAGGCTCGGAAGTCCTCTGGTACATGGCGCGCTACTATAATAAAGCCTTCATCGTACCGGAGACCCGCTATCCCGGCAATGCTTACGTGGATAATCTCATCGAGGTCTACGCCTACGGTAATATCTTCAAGCGTACCCAAGACTTAGATGAAGACCCCTCCGTGTCATCCAAATACGGAATTTGCACGACGGAAGCGGACAAGAACCTTCTGGTCAACGACGCCAAGCGGCTCCTGGAGAACCGCGACGGACCCCAGGTCATTTTTCACGATCCGGTTTCGATCCAGGAAATGTGCAACTTCGTCTACATCGAAGATAAGCGCAAAATGGGAGCGGGCGAAGGATTTAACGATGATACGGTCATGGGCAATATGCTGGCTTGGCAGGGCTGCATCTTGAAGCCCCAACCGCCCAAACCCAAAGTTTCCGAACACATCAACCGCAATGAAGAACAGGCCCACAAAGAATACCTCATGAAGCGTCACAAAGAGCGAATCTTAGAGCCGAAACATTATCTTCAGCCCGTATGAAAGGAAAAAAATGGATACGTTAAAGCCTTACGTAAGAAAGCAAGGATGGGTTGATGGGTATTCCTTAATGTTAGTCCATGATGATGGACACCATTTTGCTTATGCCAAACCATTGCAATTTATTCAGATAGATAAAGGCGAATCTGTTCCTGAAGATTCTTTTCCGACATGTGTTCTTAATAAAACATCTGCACAAATGCTAATGGACGAACTATGGGATTGTGGTATTCGGCCCTCTGAAGGATCGGGAAGCGCTGGAGCTTTACTGGCGACTCAAAACCATTTGAAAGATATGAAATCCATTGCATTTCATGTTTTGAAAATCAAGTAAAATCATGAATGAATACAGCCATTTCCGCCGGTGCTGGCTCACCTTAAGAGCGACGGCCAGCGCCAAACTCAGAAAACAAATGGACGCCATTGAATGCGCCGCGGAGGGAATTCGCATTCAGCCGCCCAAGAAAAAGCAAGAGGACAAAGCCCATGCCCCAGACTATGTCCGTGTCTGAACGCATCAAGATTCGATGCCCCTGCTGTCACCAGCGACTCTGCGACCGACTCCATACGGACGACGGATGGTTTTTAGAACACCGCCATACCAAGCGCCTGTCCATCGTCTGCAAGGAGTCCTGGGTCGTCAAATGCCTGCAATGTCAATCTACTTATCGTATAGCGCCCAGGGAAGGCATACTCGAAACGTATCGCCCCGAACATTATGACAACGGAATTCAAACCCAAAACCCAGCCGATTAGCGGCGTCGCGCCGGATACGCCCTTAACCGAAGCCATTAAGAACATCATGACCTCCCGGATTAAGACTTTCAATCCGTGGCGGCGTCACCGGCTGATCGAGTGGAATATCAACATTGCCTATCTGTGCGGCCACCAATACATTGGCGTCGAAGGCGACGGTCACATTCACGTGATCCCGGAAGCGGAACGCAATCCGTACTGGACGACGGCGAACAAAATCCTTCCGGCGGCGCGCAACGACGTGGCGATGGCCACGAAGATACCCCCGGTCTTCGACGTTGTGCCCGAAGCGACCGACGCCGACGATCGCGCGACGGCTATTGCCGGTGATAAAATGTCGCATTACATTCGTCGCCTGAACAACTTCGATGCTTCGCGCGGCAAGATCATCCTCTGGTACGATATTTCGGGGATCGGATGGCGCAAGAATTATTGGGACGCCTACTATCAAGTTGTCGGCTACAATCCGGAGCCTGAACAGGAGGGCCACGACCCATCGCTGGAACCCGGCCAGCCCATTTATCAGGGCGAGGCTGTTTCGGAGGTCGTCCCGACGAATGAATTGATTTACGACTGGCGGCAGAATGTCGATAAATTGCCGTGGATCATTCACGCCCGGCCGATGACGCTCTCCGAGATTTCCATTCGGTACGGCGCGGAAGCCTCAAGCGCCATTCCCCAATCGGAATATATCGAATCAGGCGGCGCGCTCAATGAGTTTGAGGTCCGAATTCATACCGAACTCAATACTATTTCAGGCAGTCAGGGCGGCAAAATCGAACCCGACAACGAACAGATGGGACCCAATGATAAAGAGGTCATGATCTATGAAATGTGGCAGGTGCGCGACTCTATTTATCCGATGGGTGTGTTCTCCATTATGGCCGGATTGGACAACGGCGTTGTTTTAGAGGTCAAACCCTATCCTATCGAGCAGTATCGGCACGGAAAAATCCCATTCGTCGGCTATGATATGATGGAAATTGACAAGGCCGTCTCCGGTACGGCCTCCCGCATCTCCCAGGCGCGACCCTTACAACGCGAACTTAACGAAACCCGCACACTGATACGAGAGAACTTAGCCACTCTCGGCGGAGGGCTGTGGATGGCGTCGCGCGACGCCAAACTGGATATCCGTCAAATAGAAGGCGGCGTCGGGCTTTGGGTGGAATACGACAGCGTCTACAAGCCCACGCGTGAGGCCGGCGTTCCTATTCCCGGCGAGCTTTTTGCGCATACGATAGCGATTACCGAAGACATTCAGGATATTTTCAGTTTTCCACCGGTCTCTCAGGGGAAGCGGCCCATCGGCGGGCCGAAGTCCGGGATCGGTATCGGACTCTTGCAGGAAACCGCCGGAACCCAGCATTCACCCATCATTAATGAAATGGATCGCAAAGACGAAATGGCGATGCGCCAGCTTCTGTCGGTTGCCTTCGCCAATTACGGAGAACGCACTTTTAATATCGTGGGCAAAGATAATCAGTGGACGCTTTTTGAATATGATCCTAACAGTTTTACAACGAACTATAATGTTTATGTGCGAACAGGCTCGTCTTTACCTATTAGTAAAGCCTACGAGCGAGAAATGACCCTGGGTCTGCTTCAAACCGGCCTGTTAGGCAATCCCCTCGATCCCGTCGTTCGGCGCAAAGCTCTGGAAGTGATAGACATCGGCGGCCTGGATACGATTCTCAAGGACAGCGCTAAGGATACGAATTTCGCCCGCATGGAATTTTCCGTACCCGTCCAGCAATATCAAATGCTCATGCAGCAAGGCATGGAGGTGAGCGATGAGGAGTCGCTATTGAAACAGATTTACTTCCCGTCGATCAATGCCTTCGATAACCATGACGTCCACATTATCGAGCATAAAAACGCCATTCTCGATCATTACTTCGAATATCTCGGTAGCGGCGATCCCGGACTCGCCGTGATTGCCAATTCAATGGTCCTTCACTGGGCGCAGCACGCCCAGATTCTACAACAGATGCAGTTACAACACGCCCTGATGACGGGCGAAATTAAAACGCAAGATATCGAAAAACCAGAAACAAAGGAGTAAATCATGCCAGACGAAAATGTAGCCGAGCAAAACGTTGCCGATCCAGCGGCAGGCGTTCCAGCCAGCACGTTAGAAAACCTGGAAACCAACATCGCCAATGCGATGAACGACGCGACGGGCACCGCCACGACGAGTCCGCCCGCACAGGAGCCGCCTGCGGCAACGGAACCTGAAGTCAAGGACGAAAAAGCCGAAGCAGCTACGAAAGAACGTATCCGTCAGGAGAACCTGAACCTTCGTAATACATTACTGAAATTAGGTATCGACCCCGATAGTGATACGGCGGATAGTTTGCGAAGCGGTCTGATCTCGCCGGAAGAACTGTTGCGTTCCCGGTTTCAGCCCGAATCCAAACCGTCCGAACCCGCTGCACCGAAACCTCCCGTTGGCCAGCGACTGCAAAGTCTTCAACAGCGGCTCCAAAGCAACGAACCCGTAACCGACAAGGAATACCGGGAGCAAATGAGCGCGCTGTTAGATGTGACGCACGAACTGATCCAGGCCAACCAGAACATACAAATGACGCAAGAGGAGCGCGAACTGCAAGCCCTGTTGGAGCGCACGCAAAGCGCGACGAAAAACATTTTTCACACCGACGTAAAAGCGCCTATTCCCGACGACGTTCGGACTATCGGCGAGCAAATGTTCATCGGCGCCACGGATTTGGGCGCCGGAGACTTAGCCCGCCAGGTAGGGCGCGAACGCGCCTTCACGCCTGAAGGCTACAGTCACGTCGCGCGGAAACTTGCACCCCGGTTTAATCAGTTCGTCAACGCCATTTACCAGGCCGGGGCCAAGGCCCAAATGGA